TCAGATCGTAGCCAGCCTGCAGGCCCACCTAGGGCCGCAGCAGGTGATCGCCATGGTGACGGCCGGCAGCCGCCCCCGCATGGATCGCCGGGTGGTGGTGGGCATGGTGCCGACGATGGTGCGGCGACTGAAGCTGCTGGAGCAGCTGAAGGGCTGCACCCTGTTGGCTGATGAATGCCACCACGCACCATCCCCCACCTGGCGCAAGGTGATCGAGGCGGCGCAGCCGCGACGCTTCGGCGGGCTGACCGCTACCCCGGTTCGCCCCGATGGCAAAGGGCTGGGCGACGAAGAGATGTTCGATCTGCTGCTCAATGGCCCGGAGGCCGGCGAACTGATGGCAGCCGGCAAGCTGTGCCACTACCGGCTATTCGCCGCCCCGCATCGGATCGACTCCAGGGGCATGCGCAAGCGCGGCGGCGACTTCACCACCGCCGACATGGAGCGCAAGGTGGTAGAGATCCAAGGCGAGATCGTCCGCGACTGGATGCAGCTCAACCCGAACCGTGAGCGGACCATCTCCGTGGCGGTGAGTGTTCCGCATGCGCACCAGGTGGCGGAGCAGTACCGAGACCAGGGCATCGCCGCCGAAGCGGTGGACGGCGACACCCCGAAACCTGAGCGACGGGGGATCTTCGAGCGATTCCGCCGCGGCCAGATCACGGTGCTCTGCGCCTGTGCTGTGATTGATGAGGGCCTCGACGTGCCGGAGGCGACCTGCCTGCAGATCTTGCGCCCCACCGCCAGCCTCAGGCTGTGGCGCCAGCTGATCGGGCGGGTGCTGCGGCCAGCGCCAGGGAAGGATGCGGCGCTGCTGATCGATCACACCGACAACTGGCGCCGGCTGCCGCCGCCTGATGCGGAGATGGACTGGAAGCTGAACGCCGAGGTGCAGGAACCCCGTGAGAAACGCCAGGCAGTGATTGACCCGGACACCGGCGAGGTCACAGAGGGCGAGCCGATCGAGACAGAGGTGCACCAGACCGGCGCCAAGCTGATCGAAATCACCCCTGACCTGCTGGCCCAGGCGCATCCTGTGGTAGCCCGGCGGCTGCTGAATGAGCGGTGCCGCTTGGAGGTGGAGCAGCGTGCCCCGGACCTGCGCCGCTGGCTGAACTACCTTGACGTGCTGGAGGATGAAACCCTGAAGGTGCTGGAGCCAGCACTAGGGCTGCAGCCTGGCTGGGCCCAGGGGCAGATGATGCTGAGGATGCTGCTGAGCCCTGCGCAGCGGCTGGCGGCCACGAAGCGGCTGCAGCGGTCGTGGGGTGGGGTATAGTGGCGGCAACTGCGCCCGCGATGATGCCAGCAGCAACCACTGAGGCGCGCAGCATCACGCTGCGGCTGCCTGTTCCACTGTTCGACCGCTTACGGGCGGCGGCAGCTGATGACCGGCGATCAATGAACAGCATGGCAGCGTTGCTGCTGGAGGCTGAGCTTGATCGCCGCAGCTAACCCGGCCCGCCAGAGCCGTGCCCAATCTGGCCGTCCTACCGCTCGATCCTGACCATGCCCACAGCACGCGGGGCTGATGCCGCCCCGATCGATGAATTGCTGCCGCCCAACTGCGGCCCCACTGGCCAGCAATTAGCCGCGCTCGATGCGGCAGTGGCTGCCGCCTTCCCTGCGTTCGGCAGCCTGGCTCCGAATGACGCAGCCGACATCAAAGGTCGGCGCCACGCCTACCTGAACCTGCCAGGGTTGCTGGAGGCCGTCCGCCCTGCCCTGATGGCGCAGCAGGTGATCATCGCCAATACCATCAGCATCGTGCCGGGTGGGTTTGTGGTGTCCACCATGCTGCGGCACAGCGGCGGCGGCTGGCGACTGTCTCAGTTCCCGGTGCTGAGCCTGACCAGCTCCAGCGCGATCAGCGCTGCGGCCACCAGCGGCTTCAGGGTGAACCTGCAGCTGCTGCTCGGCATCTGCGCCTCCGATGAGGATGCAGCGCATGACGCGGCGCCTGCTGCAGCATCCGCCCCATGGGAGCCTCCCGCACCTCCCTACGCACAGCCGATGGCAGTACCGCCCCAGCAGCAGCCCTGGGCCGCCCCTGCTCCACAGGGCGGGTACGACATGACAAGGGCGATCCCTCAGCACGAAATCGACGCCGCTGTCGCTGCTGCCCAACAGCAGCCCTGGGCTGCCCCTGCTCCACAGCCTCAACCCGACCCCTCCGCATACGTCTGATCCATGAAGAGTGCACGTGTGAACCTCTGGAACGCCCAGCCGTCCCAGAATCCCAAGGCCCCGATCCTGAACGGTGCTGTCGAGCTTCCCGCCCAGCTGATCTGGGAGTTGTCCCAAGCGATGCAGCAAGGCCAAGGGTTGGAAGTCAACCAGCAAACCGGGGAGCAGTTCTTCAAGCTGCGCCTCAGTGTCTGGCGCGGCACCGGCGAGAACAATGCTCCGGTGTTGAACGGCCAGATTGAAAGCCCCTCTGAGCGGGCCCAGTACCTGGCGCAAAAGGCACAGCAGCAGGGCGGCGGGCAGTGGGGTGCTGCTTCCGCTGCCCCGCCCCAGCCGCCCGCCTATGGGCAGCCTGCCCAACAGCCTGCGACTGCTGGGTATCCGCCAGCAGCAGCGCCGCAACCTGCCGGGCCGCCAGCGGGCTACCCTGCGGCGCCTCCGGCGGCTGCTCCGCCAGCAGCAGCACCGCCGCAGTGGGGACAGCCTGCCCCCGGCGGATGGGGCGGTTGATTGACCACCGATCGCCCACGGATCGCCCTCCTGCCGCAGCAGGGGGGCATTTCATTTGATGAGCCCAGCCATCGCTACTGGGTGTGGTCGCAGCGCCGTGGGCGGTGGCTGCAGCCGCCCAGCTGCTCACAGGTGCTCGGCCTCTCTGGCGCCAAGGGCTTCAACCCCGAGCACTGGCGCCGCAAGCTGATCAACAAGGAAGGCATGCGGCCGGATGAGGCCGAGGCCTACATGGAGCTGCATCGCAACGGCCGGGCCGACATCGGCACCGAGCTCCACGCCCTGATCAGGCAGGAGCTGCTGGGCATCGCTGCGCCGCCGGTGCAGTTCGCCGAGTCGCTGATGCTGCTGGCCACCTGGCGGCGACTGTTCCTGCCGCAGATCGAGGAGGTCATTGCCTGCGAGTCGCCGCTGGCTTCGCTGCAGTTGTTCTACACCGGCACGCCGGATCTGATCGCCCGCGTCGCCGGGCGATGGCTGATCGTGGATTGGAAGAGCAAGGTCAGCGCCGAGAAGGCGAAGCCCGATCAGGCATGGCCGCTGCAGCTGGCGGGCTACGACCTGCTAGCCCAGGAGCGCTACGGCATCCGCTTGGATGGGGCAATGAATCTGATGGTGTGGCCAGGCGGCTGCGAGGAAGTGTTCTGGCCGCCTGAGAAGATGGCCGAGCTGCGGCGCCGCTACATCGGCCACGTCGCCTGGGCCCATGCTGTCAAGGGGGTACGCGGTGATGCTGCTGCCACCGGTGCGCTGGCGCACGTGCTGCAGCTCCACCCTGAAGCGCTGGAGCTGGCCACACCACCATCGGGCCATGGGGCGTGGACGGTGGCGCAGCTGCTGGGCAGCGATCACCCCGCTTTGCGTGCGGCTTGACGCTGAGCGCGAGACTGCCGGCGCATGTCCTCGAAGAGGAGCTGCCGCAGGTATCCGACCCTGCCGAGCCCCCGCAGTTCGGCCTCGCGGTCAAGGTGCTCCACCTGCTCGGCGGGCAGTTCGACGGAGATTTGCCGGTGTCCGGGTTTCAGGGGCCAGCTGGGCATCGCGCTCTGTTCAGTGAATCCACTCTAGAGGGTACCGGATGGGAACCTATGAGGTAGGGTACTGGGGCCATCCGCACACGCTGCTCCATGGCGATGCCGACCACTGCCCGGGCCAGGTGGTGGGTGCCTTGCGGAGTAGAAGCCGCCTGGCTCGGCCTCTCGCCTGTCACTGGACCCGTCGAGGTCTGCCGCTGGTTCCGGCTTTGTAAGGCTCAGGGCGGCAGCAAGCAACGAGCGGGTGGCTCCTATTCCGCGCCATGATTGAACCCGCCTACCTGGCAGCACTGCGTCATCAGGTGCGCTGTGAACTACTGCTGACGATGGTGCAGCTAGAGCAGCTATGCCCTGGCTGGTGGGCTGACCTCAGCGAGATGGCCCAGCAGCTAGGTACCGATCGCGCATCCCTGAATCGGTCGCTGACCAAGCTGGAAGCGATGGGATTGATCAGGCGCGAGCGGATCAGTAACACCGGCGGGAACTGGGTTTGGTGGGTCAAGCGTTGCGAGGATGACCAGCCGTGTCCAGACGCCGAGCCGGCGTGGAGGCTGCGCGATCTTCAGCGCGGCAGAGTCATTCGCGTCACGATCCGCGGCAGGTGGCAATGGGCGGAGCGCCACGGGATCCCTCGGGCAACGATGCAGAGCTTCCTTGGCGGCCACCAGCGCACGATGAAAGGCCGCTGGCAGGTGGCAGGCAGCCCATGGGATGACGAATCTGGCTGCTGATGGGTGCAAATGGGGAACCGTTGCGGTAGGGTGGTGGAGACCACTCGCCATGCACCAATGGGCCACCATCAGGCGCCCTGCGCGCCGCCCCCGTCACTCGACACCATCCGCCAGCAGCTCGACATCCTGCTAGCCCGAATCGAAACAGATCAGGAGGCCCTCGCCGCCGAACAGGCCGCCGTGGCCCGTGCCACCGAGGCCCTGCACGAATCCTCGGCGCTGCAGGCTGCCCTATCCCAGGGCCAGGAGCTGATGCGCGGCCGGGTAGTGATGCTGATTGACCACCAGCTGGGGATGCTCAGGGAATCGCCCACGGCGGTGCTGCTGCGGGCGCTGCGGCAGCAGGTGCGGGAGGTGGAGGCGTGAGCGCACCGATCACTCTTTGGCGCCTCAAGTGGGGCGAGATCAAGCTCGTTGAATGCACCAAGGCCACCGCTTGCTACGTCTGGCCGGCAGATGATCACTGGGGCGGCAAAGAGGCGCGCCGATCTGATCGGCACAGCTACCACGAAACCTGGGCAGAGGCGTATCACACGCTGCTGGAGCGGGCGGAGAACAAGCTGGCCTATTGCCGCCGCGAGCTTGAACGGGCCCAAGGCAATTACGGCCGAATCCAGGCCATGAAACCACCGGCTGATGCGGAGGCCCAGCCATGACCCTCTGCATCCTCGCCGGCATGGTCGAGATCATCGCCGTGTTGGTCATTGTCGGCACCGCCACCCTCGCCACGTCGCTGTGGTGGGCGCTGTGTGAGCGGTTGGTGGGGGAGGGGATTGATGCCTGACAACACCCTGCTAGGCCGCTGCACCGTGGCCTATGAAGAGGCCTTTAACGATGCACTGCAGGCCTGGCCCGACGCCTCAGCCCGCCGCCGTGGCGTGGCTGCCGTAATCGAGCATCTGGCCGCTGAGCTGCTGGTGATGCACCAGCGCAATGAGGGCCGGCTGTCGGCGCACGACGCAGCGCGGATGCTGCTGGAGGATCTGCGATGACCACCTACGCTGAGTTCCTAGACCGCAAGCTCCACACCGGCGCTGACCACGGCTTCGATCCAGTGTTCATGCCGCCGCAGCTGTTCGACTTCCAGCAAGCCCTAGTCGAGTGGGCTGTCCGCAAGGGCCGCGCCGCAATCTTTGCTGACTGTGGTCTGGGCAAAACCGCCATGCAGCTCACATGGGCTGAAAACGTGGCGCGTCACACCGGCCGCCCGGTGCTGATCCTGACCCCGCTGGCCGTCGCCGCGCAGACCATCCGCGAGGGTGAGAAGTTCGGCATTGAGGCTCACCGCTCCAGCGATGGCAGCGTGATGGGGCGGATCGTGATCACGAACTATGACAGGCTCCACCTGTTTGATCCTGCTGATTTCGGTGCGGTTGTCTGCGACGAATCCAGCATCCTCAAGTCGTTTGACGGGGCACGCCGTAACGAGATCACCGACTTCATGCGCAAGGTGCCCTACCGGCTGCTGGCCACCGCCACCGCCGCGCCCAATGACTTCATTGAGCTGGGCACCAGCTCCGAGGCCCTCGGCTACATGGGCCACATGGACATGCTGGCGCGGTTCTTCAAGAACGACCAGAACAACCTGACTAGCCGGCGGATGTACGGAGAGGCTCCTAAATGGCGCTTTAAGGGGCACGCTGAGCAGCCGTTCTGGAGATGGGTCACCAGCTGGGCCAGGGCCTGTCGCAAGCCCTCAGACCTTGGCTTTGACGATGGCCGCTTCATCCTGCCGCCACTGAATGAGATCGATCACCTGATCGAAACCAGCACGGTGCCGGAGGGGATGCTGTTTGCCATGCCTGCCACCGACCTACGGGAGCAGCGGGCAGAGAAGAAGCGCACCGTTCAGGAGCGCTGCGAACAGGTCGCGGCCATGGTCGCCACTACGGGCAAACCCGCTCTGGTGTGGTGCCACCTGAACGAGGAGGGGAACCTGTTGCAGCAGCTAGTCCCCGATTCAATTCAGGTCTCTGGATCTGATCGGGATGACGTGAAGGAGTCAAGGCTGGTGGACTTTGCGGAAGGTCGCGCCAGGGTGCTGATCACTAAGCCCAAGATCGGCGCATGGGGCCTTAACTTCCAGCACTGCAACCACATCACGTATTTCCCATCTCACAGCTTTGAGCAGTACTACCAGTCGGTCCGCCGATGCTGGCGGTTCGGCCAAAAGCATGCCGTCAAGGTTGACATCATCCTGACGGAAGGGGAGCGGCGAATCATGGAAAACCTCAGCCGCAAACGGCAACAGGCTGAGCAGATGTTTTCCAATCTGGTGACAGAGATGAACCACTCCATCGCCATCAGCAAGCCCACCTACAACACCACCACTATCACCCTGCCGCCATGGCTGTAATCACTGACCGTTACGCGATCTATCACGGCGACTGCATCGAAGTGATGCAGGGACTGCCGAGCGAGTCCGTTCACTTTTCGATCTATTCCCCACCGTTCGCCGGCCTGTACGTCTACAGCTCAAACGAGCGGGACATCAGCAACAACAACGACTATGATCAGTTCTTGCTTCACTACGGCTATGTGGTTTCACAACTGCATCGCCTGACACTGCCTGGCAGGTTGACCGCTGTTCACTGCTGCGACATTCCAACCGGCAACAGTGGACAGGATGCGCTGTTTGATCTGCCGGGCGCGATTGTGCGTTTGCATGAGCAGCACGGATGGCACTACGTGGCCCGCCACACCATCTGGAAAGAACCGCTATGGGTGCGCAATCGCACGATGGTGAAGAACCTGGCACATAAGACGATTGTGGATGATGCAGCTTTTGCTGGTGTTGCATCCGCTGATTATCTGTTGATCTTCCGCCGCAGCGGAGAGAACAAGATCCCCATCGCCAATCCGACCGGGCTTGACCATTACGCTGGAGAGTGTCCCATTCCGCAGGAGCTGCACCGCTATAAAGGCTGGAAAGGTAAGCAAACCGAAAACCGTTTCAGCCACTGGATCTGGCGTCGGTATGCCTCATCTATCTGGGATGACATCAACATGGGCCGGGTTCTGCCGTTCCGTGATGGCAAGGATCCTGACGATGAAAAGCACGTTCACCCGCTGCAACTGGATGTGATCGATCGTGCTATCTGCCTGCGGTCAAACCCCGGCGAGACAGTGTTAACTCCATTTATGGGTGTGGGCAGTGAGGTCTACGGGTCGGTGTCGCTAGGCCGCCGTGGTATCGGAATCGAGCTGAAGGAGTCTTACTTCAACCAAGCAATCAAGAACATGGAGATCGCCGTGGAGGACACCCGCGACCCTGACCAGGGCAGTCTGATCAACCTCGATGAGATGGAGACCGCCTAATGGAAACCCGCCGCCTAACCATCTGCCTCACCCTCCCTGAGGTTGAGGCCCTCCGCCGCCAGCTCCGGCCTGGCGAGGGGATGAACGATCTGCTGCGGCGGATCGTGAACGACCGCATCCACAACCCCACCCCATCACGATGACTATTCAGTAC